AAGGGAATGTAATAGTTTCCTGAAGGGATATTCATGGCAACAATAACTAATTCTCTCAATAATGCGACGAATTTTCTTACATCAACAACTGGTCTTACTGCGACGACTGGTGATATAACAGCAACATTAGGTAATGTCGTACTAACTGAAGGACAATTAATACTCGGAACTTCATCTGGCACCGATGGTCAAATACCAATTGCTGCTAGTTCAGGAAATCCATCTTGGGCGACACTAACAAGCACTGGTGGAACTATAACATTCACTCCTGGTGCTAATACATTGAATCTTGAAGCTGCTGGAGGCGGCATAAAATGGTCTGCTGTGACCTCGGATTTAACTGCCTCTTCTAACACTGGCCTAATAACTGAGAGCGGTTCCAGGCTAGTAGTTACTCTTCCGGCAACAGCTGCTCTTGGAGATGTAGTTATCGTGCAAGGCTTTGCTAGTGGCGGCTGGCAAATAGCGCAAGGTGGAGATAATACTCAAATCTTTCTTGGCAATCAAGCTACTGCTCCAGGAGCTGGCAACGGATATTTAAGTAGTACTCAAGAGGAAGATAGTGTTTCGTTAGTATGCGTAGAACCTGTCGGTAATGCTTGGTGTGTATACAGCTGCATCGGTAATATTCTTGTTTATCCATATTGAGAATTGACAGTCTATGGATAAACAAGAATCTACATACTACGGTAGTATAAAGGAGGAACATGGCTGTAATAAGCAATATTCACAAGGAAACTATGGCAACAAATAATTCAATAAATATAAAAGGGCCTACTCCGTTATTTCTTGCTACTAATTTTAATAATCAAACGAATGTTACTGGAGATTTAACTGCTTATACTGTGCAATTTACAACTTCGCTATATGACACAACGTCGAGCTTTAACACAGGTACAGGAATTTTTACAGCTCCCGTAGCAGGTTATTATTCATTCCAATGTCTTTTTTTACCATTCGGCATAACAACTCAAACGGATTATCAGGGATACTTTCAAACTAGTTCTTCTGCGTTTCAAATAGCGAGTATGTCGGAGTTAGCAGGCTTTACTATATCCGAGATAACAATAAGCGGAAGTATTAGTTGCTATATGAATGCTGGTGATACTATGGAAATGATATTTTCTGCAGGCCTTACTCCTAAGACTATAAGTATATCCGGCATGACGGGGTACGGCCCAGCGCCATTTTTTTCTGGCAATCTTATAATGGCAATTTAAGGAGACAATATGACTGTAGTAAGTAAGATTCACAATATAAGGCCACAGCAGACATATGGCCTTACTAACTCAATATATTCAGCTGCACAGAACCCTATGGTTATTCCAAGGCATCCGCAAGTAACAGACTTTGCTTTCTTGGGAACGCTTTGGATTGACCCAACAGATCAATCAGCATGGGTGCTAGTAGCGATATTAGCCAATCAAGCACAATGGATACCTGTTGGGGTAATTAACGATCTTGGTATCGATGGTGTAGTTGTTACCAATAATGCCGGTGTACCATCATCTGTTAATGGTACTACCCAATGGCAAGTGCTCTTTGCCAATCCGGGCGCCTCTCCAGCTTTTGGCTCGATACTACCTGGCACCGGTATAACTTTCGATGAAACAGTAGCCAATCAGATTACTATTAATGCAACCAATGCTGGCACTATAACGGCTGTCAATGGTACGGTCAATCAGATAGATGTTAATACGGTGGCAGGCGTGGCGACAGTCTCGTTGGATCCTGTTGTCATAGCCCCTGGAAGCGTTCGAGCGACCACTGCCTTGCGAGGTAATACATTGACGGTAGATAGCCAAACGAATGGCGTGCTGACAACAAACGGAACTGGCGTCGTAGCAGCTTCTAATGGAACCAATGGGCAAGTGCTTATCGGCGGAGGCACAGCACCTGCATGGAACACTCTTACAGCAGGATCTAATATCACTATTACCAATACGGCCAATGGAATAGCCATAGCAGCTTTCGCGACTGCAACTAACTATGGATTCTCTGCGCATCAGAGTGCGAATGTAGATAATGCGACTGGCGATTGGACTGCATATAATATAATATTTGATACCATTGACTACACTGACGGAGGCTATGATAATACTACTGGAATATATACTGCACCGGTGGCCGGACGCTATTTACTAGCCGGAACTATAAGCTTTTATAATCTTCAAGATACTCACGTTGAAGCTCACTATGTGGTTCAACTCAATGGTGCAGAGAAAGCGGAAGCGTTTGTTATCAATCCATATCCAATCTGTGCTCTTAGTGTTGATCCATATTACTATAACATTATGCAGACGCTGAGCATGATATTATATCTGAATGCAGGCGATACAATTAATTGCTTCTTGTCTGTAGGGCGTGGAACCAAAGTAGTTGGTGTACGAGGCGACCCATCATCGCGCCGCTATACATGGTTATCGGTAAATATTCTAAGATAGAAAGAAACGGGCGCATCAAAAAGAGATCGATTAAAACAAGGAGGACAACCTATGAATAACAGATCAATATTTAATATATTTATTCTTTGCTGCGTTCTTTTCAGTATGCAAACATTGCCTATGGAAAAATCGAAAGAATTTATATGTAATAAGATATGCAAGCAGGCCATTGTTCCAGCGGCCATAGTTGCAATTGTTGTCATAGCATTAATATATACATATAAACATTGTTCAATAAGTAACTGTTCGGAGCAGGGGACTCTGTCATCGCCGCCTAAAAAGGGCTATCCAGCAGAGTTACAAAGTGTGCAATGTGCATTTCAGCAAACGCAACAACAATTGGGGCAAATAATTCGAGCATTAGAGATCATTCAAACGACATTGCACGAAAAAGATACAGCAGTCCAAGAACTTACCCGGCAGCTCATCATAGCAAACAAGGCCATAACGGATGAGCGCCAAGAGAATAGGGCGCTGGCAGAACGGCTGCAAGAAGTGACGCCAAATGCACGAGTAATCGGCCTTACTAAACAAATAACTGATCTAATCGCAGAACGAGCAGTTCTTGATGCGCAAGTTAAAGGATATATGCAAGAAAATAGCAGATTAGGCAAAAGGCTATCTGAGTTACAACAAAGATACCAATTGTTAGACAGAGAATATGCAGGCATTAGCGCATTAAATACGGCTTTGAAGGAAAGAATGCCTATTGCGGCGCCAACATCAGTTAGACCAAAATAATACGCCCAGAGATTTCTCCAGGCGCATCAAAAAGAGTAGAGATGAGCACCAAGATTATTTCTTGGCGAGTATCGTAGTTATGTTTTTATAAGACTTAGTGTTTGGAGTAGCTGCCATATTGATCAATTCTACTATGAATTCTTCATCTTGCAATAGATCGCAGAATGCAGATTCCAATAAATGTCCGATAGGTTCCCACTCAGCTTCGTCGGTATGGCTCAATTGAATAAAGAGCTCACAAGGAGTATCGCTATAATTGGCTAAACATATAGTGCCGAATTCTGCACTATCGAACTTGTTTGGTATTGTATGCCTTACAATGCGGTTTAATGCCATTTATTTCTCCTATTTCTTTATACCTTTACGCAACGCTACAATCTCATGCGTTTTATCTAACGTAGCACGGTATCTATTCTTGGGCAAATCAGCTAATGTTTCAATACGTTCACGTTTAAGTAGTGTTGTTACCATATCAGGAAACTCTGAAAGAACATATTCCAATTCTTGCAGTTGATCTTTAGATATTCGATCATAACTTGCATCACTAGTATCATAGCTGAGATTGATATCGGTGCCCTTATCTGACTGGTTTCTAACAGTACGCATAGCTATTTCTGAATCGTCGTCAGTACGATCATTCTTACCGGCAATACCCAAAATGCTATAAGCAGCAGAGCGCTTTTGTGCAGCTAGAATGCTATCATACTCTTGCTGGTTATTCTGAGGAGGAACAATGCGCGACGTACATTCAATCCATTGCCCTGAATTGTGAATCAGGCGAGTATAAAGGATGATAACACCTGATTCCTCAACGCAGGGCAGTTGCGTAAAGAATATTCCGTTTTGTTCAAGAGCAGGTCTCACAGCTGCAACAATAGCTTCAAGGTCATTGAATTCCCACCGTTCATATGGATTAGTCTTGTTGAAGAACAATGGCAAATATTTCCCTTGGGCTTTAGACATAGCCGCAGCAAGCTCATTGACTTCAGCCGACATAAACGTTCGCTTAGGTGCAGATTTAACTAGTTCTATGGCGCGTTGTTCAATGAGTTCGTTTAACTTACCTGCAAAGTCTAATAACAGATTGAGTTCATTACTATCCATATTGCTCCTTTATTTTCCTTTATTGCAAAGAATTTTCATTATTTCTACAGCAGCATCATAATCTTCTGTTTTTATACCCATGCTTGATTCGATTCCTAATTGCTGCATAAATGTATCAAGAATTGTTTGATTGCCGTTGGCCATCTCATATAAAGCATTGGCTTGATCTTCAGTGATGCAATTTGCATCATCAAAATCAGGGTCCATGATTGGTACACAAAGGAAATTCTTCAATGCATAACGACATTGATAGGACTTTATAGCCCCCAATGTTTGCTGAATGGTGCCAGCATCCTTAGAAGATTTAGGAAGGGTAGTCATAAACGATTTGGGATAAAGATAATTGTATGAAGCTTTGAACTGACCGCTTGCATGAGTAATAGCTGTACGTAAATATACATCTTCTCCGTAACACATATCAGATTGCTCCAATTGGATATTACAAGCAGCTATTTTGGGTATCACATGATATAGTATGGCATCAAGAGAAGCATAGTCGAATTGTCCTTTGGCATTCTTGATAATATAATTCATACTTTTTTGGAATTCTATCATTGCCTGTGTTATTTTATCTATTTCATCAGATCTATATACAAAAAATTGATTATTCATTCTTTTTCTTTATCTCTTTTAGCTTTAACAGATCGGTAATGATTTCTTTCATGCGTTTATACTGATTAATATTCTGTTCATCGAATGCAATAATATCTTGGCGAAGCATATAAGCTATAGACATCAATAAGCCGGTCATTATGATATTGGCAAGAGCCAGCCACGCAATTACATTCATTTCTTCCCCTTCTTTATTGTTTTAGGTGCTACTGGTTCCAATATAGATATATCTTCAACGGACTTAGCCTCTACGGGATGTTTATCTTGTTGGACGATATACTCATCAATCTTGTCATAAAGTTTCGTCTGAGCTGGATTTTGTTCGCGTATCATGCGATGTACGGGTTTTAAGTAATCCCAGATGCTTGCTACTGCCCTTGCGAGAGCGGCCTGCTCTGTTTGATTGTCTTTGGCATAAGTATTGGCATAGTCGGTGAGTCTGTGAACCACATCAAGATTGCTATTGATAATATTTTCTAGTTCATGAAGCACTTCATTTATATTACGCATGTAACTCCTATAGTAGAGACTTTCTATTACACAACTACTATAATTATAGAACTTTTTTTCATGAATTGCAAGAGGATCGAGAATTATGATGATTTTTAACAGAATCTCTTGCGCGAACACGTTAAAGATGATGGTACAGGTAGCTGGAATCGAACCAGCACGTTACTTTAATATACGGAGAGAGCTTAAGATCTGTCGTATATATCCATAACATCCGGCCCCTTTATAAATATTTCTTAAGAATAATTATAGCCGGATGCGCATCCACTTCGCCTTACCTGTGCATAGATTTCAAGCTTTTTACAAAACCAAAAGCCGAAGTTTTTTAATCTCCGGCTTTAATTTTGTTGCTTACATCACGCAGTTAAGATAAATTGGTATCAATTTAAATTTAACTGTTATTGAAATAACCCCTTTTACCGATGTCTCACGTACGCTACCGACCAAAGTGTTTACGTAGAAACATTAAAAATAAGTAACTAAAATGTACAACAAACAACAAAAAAATCAAGTCCCAAATCAAAAAAACCTAAAAGATCTCAATGAGATCAAACAACTTAAGACAGGTAGAATATTAGAAACCATCAACTTGGTGGTTAATCAGTGTTTGTATTATAACAATAATTACTACGAATCTGAGGCTACTATAGCCAAGAGATTAGGTATTGGTACAAGAACGGTATGCAGGGCAATTAAGAAAGCAAGAGAGCTCGGTCTTATTTCAAGAAAGCGCCGCATTAACAATAGTAATATATATGGACTCAATCCAGAGCTGCGCCGCCCGGAGATCATAGATGAACTTGCGGCTATATTACCAGCACTTAGAGGCCTGCTTTGTTTATCGTTTTTGATACCCATAGTAGCACTATGTAATTCGGCATCTAGACAATCAATGCCAGATACTGGCGCACAATATAAAAAAGAGGTTATTATTAATGCAAGTGCTCTTAGTCTTTATAGAGAAACAACGAAGAAATATGGCCTAGTTTCAACCCCTGTATGGCACCCGGAAGGCACGGCACAAAATAGAGCAAGCATTAAAGAGCACCCGGACCCGGAAAGAATCCTTAAACAGGAAGGGCTTAGCCAGGATTCTATTGAAAGTGCTGTGCAATTCTTGGCGCAAATGAAGACACGGACTACAAGTCGCTATGTCAATGAGCAAACAGCGCGAGAGTTTAAAGAGTTCTGCGACCAAAGGTTATCACGACTTATAGAGTCAATTGGGAAATTAGCACTTGCACCAGACAAGAAGGCTGAGATTATTGAAAGACAATTGCAGAGCTACAAAGATAGGCTGCATTTCAAAGATTGCATAGCATTAAGACAGGAAGGTTATCCGACATGAAGTATCCGTTTCTTGAGAAATATGGCCAACATTCTGGCGATTATCTAGGACTATCTTTGGCTGGCGCTATCAAGATAGCTCCTTATCCTGAAGAATGTCATAAAGAGGCATTTGACGAGTATGTTTCGGCCGAAAAAATAAAGAAGATTACTATTAAAGATCCACTGAGATTCTATATCTATTTATGCAATGATTATTGTAAAACAAGATTTGTAGATCCAGATTTTCCTGAGCTCGTTAGTTTAGCGCACCAGTATAATATAGATGCTTCTACTGATGTCTATTTGCCAGAAGAACAGCGCATCCATGTAGAAATAGAAGATCATGCCAAAAAACAAACCAAGAAGCCCTATGAAGGAAATCCTTATCGGCCGGTAACTGGTACTTGGAAGAAATCAGTTCATGAATTTCAGTTTAGTCCAACAAGCACTCTCGACCATATAGCGGAATCTATTAAGCTTATAGGCTATTTAGCTGCCGGAATTCAATGTCCAGGAACTGCTGTTGTGTTGACGTCCGATTGCTTCGCTAAACGTGCAGCTTTTACGATTGAGGAACTTATGTCTCATGATGAACATTACAAATTAGATCTAGCCGCTATTATATCGCAAGTAGATAAATTTATTGAATATACTCTTGAAGTTCATAAAGATCTGCCATTTATAAAGCAGATTTCTTGCGCAGAAGATGCTAAAATAAAAGCGCATGAAGCAATTGCCCAATTCGTGCCAGTGTTACTGAGGCCGTTTATTTTAAAGGGAGCCGGCAAATGATTTCTTTGCTTTTAGCGCTTTTTCTAGCATGTACAACTAACGATACTGAGTTTATGACTACCTCCACTATGTCTGCCCAAGAACAAGGCGAATGGACAATAGAGCCTGAACCAGGCGATCTTGATGCCATGCCTTGTCCTTGGGACCAACAAGTAGACGAACAATATGATATTTACTATATTGATGGCGAGAATATTGAAAAAGAGACTAGCCAAAATATACTTGAAAAAGTTTGTGATCTCATAGCGACAACGCCGAAATGAGTGATACATGGAAGAAGTAGTAGTTTATACAATACCTGGAGCACCAATACCATTACAACGACCAAGACATTATGTAAATAGAGTTTATGATGCACAAAAGAACCATAAGCTAATAATTGGCATTAATCTTACTAATCAACATGGCGATCGGCCGCTTTATAACGGTCCTTTGTTGCTTAATGCTACTTTCTATATGCCTCTTGCCAAGACTCGTGAGAAACAAAAAGAAAAACTGCTTGGCACTCCTGACTTCTATAAGCCAGATATAGATAATCTTATAAAAATGGTATTAGATTGTGCCAATAAGATACTCTATAATGATGATGCTCAAATAACGGCAATAATTACAAAGAAGATTTATGGGGATCCACCTCGTACAGAATTTACATTGAGGACATTAAAAGATCACTATAAGGGAGACTTCAAAACATTGAAAAGAATAAAATAATGGCGCAAACTATCAAGAGTAGCACAACAAAAGCAGCCAAGGAAAAAGCAGACAAGGTCTATGCTACGTTTAAAAACCTTTGTTCTTGGAGAGAAAATGAGATGAGCGGTGCGTTCTTGGAGAAGATGTGCCAAGACCTTATCGCCTGGGCTGATTTGCCTAGTTCATTGAAGATTACACAGTTTATGCGCGAATACGGAATACCCGAAAAAACGTTCTACCGAACTGTACATAGCAATGCGGATTTTAAAGAAGCTTATTGGTATGCATTAACAGCTATAGGCGACAAAAGAGAAATAGGTGCTTTAAAGCGTGAATATGATGCCGGTACAGTAGATAAAACTATATCGCATTACTGTTCTGTGAATGCAGCGGCCGAAGAACGTAGAGCCAAATTGAAGCGTGAAGAACAAGGTTCGTCTATTGAAGATCTTACCAATTGCGTACAAGCATTAGTACAACAGAAGTGGGGCGATAAGAATGAAAAGGAGAATGAAGAGAAAATATAGGAAGAAATACAAGAACTGTAGGACAGGCTGTGGCTGCGATAGATGCCACATTGCATTATTTGGAGAACTGGTTAAATGAAACTGACACCGGAACTGATTCTAAAGCTACAGAGGTTTCAACCACGGCCGTATCAAGCAAAGATAGCTAAGGCCATAGAGGAAGATGGATTTAGGAAGGTATTGGCTATATTGCCTCGCCGTGCAGGTAAGGACATCGTAGCCTTCAACCTTGCCGTTCGACAATGCATGCGTAAGACTTGCACTGTCTTCTATGTATTTCCAACATATTCACAAGGTCGCAAAGTGCTGTGGGATTGCATAGATGACCAGCAACATCGTATCTTAGATTGGTATTGCCCTGATGAGATAGTTGAACAAAAGAACTCTTCAGACATGAAGATACGCTTCAAGAATGGTTCTATCTTGAAGGTCTGCGGATCAGACAATTACGATTCACTTGTTGGTACAAACTTCCAAGCTGTTATATTCTCTGAGTATGCTCTCCAAGACCCTAATGCCTATGCTTTTTTACGTCCTATCATGGTAGCTAATGGTGCCTGGGCGCTATTCATTACAACGCCCCGTGGCAAGAACCACCTTTACGATCTTTATAATGTTGCACTCAACAATCCTGAATGGTACTGTCTCAAGATGTCCGTTGAAGAGACAGGGCATATTCCTGTACAGGCTATTCTAAAAGAAAAGAATGAAGGCTTGATCTCAGAAGATCTTATTCAACAGGAATATTATTGCAGTTTCGATCTTGGTGTTTCGGGAGCATATTATACGCAATATATTGATAAGATGAAATTAAAAGGGCAGATAGGTCATGTAGGCTATGAGTCTGCATACAAGGTTCATTGTAGTTTTGATCTCGGTATTAGGGACACAACGGCACTAATATTTTTTCAAATATGCAATAATATTATACGTGTTATAGATTGCTATGAGAATTGTGATGAGGGCCTTGAGCATTATGCGAAAATAATCAATGAAAAAGGCTATAATATGGGTCGCTTTATAGGACCCCATGATTTGAAAGTAAGAGAATTCGCAGCAGGTGGCGTAACACGTTTTGATAAAGCATCGCAATTGGGCATGAAGTTTACCATATGCCCTAACATTCCTATTATCGATGGTATAGAATGCGTACGCTCTACATTCTCTAAGATGTGGATTGATGAAACTAAGTGTGCAGATCTGATTAAGGCGCTTGAGAACTACCGTAAAGATCTTAAGAAGTCTGATACAGCAAAACCACTCTATTCAGATCATCCATTGCACAATTGGGCATCAAACTATGCCGACGCAATGAGGTACCTCTGTGTTGCTTTGCCAAAGATACGAGAAGGTACTAGCCCTGAAGAACTAGATAAGCGTTACCGTGAGGCCGTTTTAGGGGATAGAGTAACAACTGGATTTTTTAGAGATGATTTACCTACGTTGTAGTTCTAAGCATCGTGATGAATATATTTATATAAAAAAAAGTGATCTATGCCCAAAATGTATGCCTGCTATCTTCAGAACAGATTTGCCTGAGTATTAAAGGATTGCCATGGAAAAATTATATACATTCAAATATGTAACCGATGGAGCCATTGTAATTGATGACTATCATTCGATAGATAATGCATCAAAGAGTACAGAGGGATTCCTGGAAGTTAATAAGCTTGATAAGCCACAAGATCACTATGAAGTTGTGCGCTATCATTACATTAACGGTACAGCACAGTATCAACAGACTCATATCTTCGATATTTTTACCTTTAATAAAGCTATTCATATGCTCAATGCGCAAATCAAGTTATAATTGGCATGGTTATAAATGACCTCCGGGTTTTATTAGCAGTGTTTTAGAATCCCGGAGGCCTTTAGAGGAGAACAATTCCTATTGGGCGACTATGTTCTAGAGGAGGTAATAAAACATATAAGCAAATGGCATAATATCAAGAGAAAATTTGCACTGAATTCTATGTGTAATATGCAAGTGCCGGTGCCAAATCTTTATTGAACAATTAGACTAAAGATGTTATAAAAAGATAGATCCTTTATATTGGAACCCTCCTTTCGGAGTGCTTTGTAACACTGCCCTCCCGATGGAGGGTTTATTTATGCAAAGAAAAGCCCCCGTTTATAGGGGGCCTGCTATCAGGAAAGACAAATATTGGACTAGTTATATAGCGAATGTTCTAATAAAACCAAAGTTGAGACAACTAGCGCTGCATATGCAGCACACACTAATGCAGTGACAGTACCATAGTAAAGGCGATAGCCTACGATTGCTCCTAGAAAGAGCAACAATCCAAGGATTGCTTTTCTTCGAAATATATCTGGCCATGATAGCTCATGAGCCCTATAGGCATAATTCTGGTATATCCAGAAAACACTATAATATTCTAGAATCCAGACTACTGGCATTGTCCATGGTGTAGGGATACGCAATACTGCATTAAACAGGAATGATATTAGCAATAGGAGTATCACATAAGGTGTATTTTTTACTAATTTTAAATCCATATCTGCCTTACGGAGTTGGTACTACAGCAGCAGCGATAACGCCTTTGGTAACCGCTACGGTACCAGCGGCAGCTACGCCCCAACCTACAAGAAAGCAACCAGGACCTGCTGCAGGAATGCTTGCTATTGTTGCTGCAAGTGCTGTTACGCCAACTACTGGATATCCTACAGCTGCTACGATACCGGCCAGCCAAGGACCGCCGCCATTAAGTTCGCCTATCGGACGCGCTATATAATCGCCGTTGCTTAGTTTTATAGCCTTAATACGATTGCCCACTTCGTAATATTTTCGCAATTGACCTGGCGTCAAATTACGCAGAAACGGATGCACATCATAGCGTTTAACTAGATGCGACTCTTGATTGTCTCTGAATACATAGTCTTGCCCTTGCTGTTCTAACATAGCAGCGCAGCTACAAGAGACCAATGCCAACAGAGATAACAGGATCTTGCTACCTTTCACGGTAACTCCTTAAAGTAGGAAGGTTAATAATATATAACGTTAAGAATATATAGCCAAATGGCGCGATTGCAAGTAGTAGAATTACTTCTTTCTAGGGCGCCCTCGGCCTCTTTTGGGAATCATTTGTACAGGCTTTATTTCTTTCGGGCTAAACAATCTTTGCCAAAACTTTTTAGGTTGTTGTTTCGGTTCAATTGGAATTTCAAAGAACTTTATCAATAGCTTATCATGAAGGATTAAGTATTTTTTATAACAATCATCGCAAGTTTCTAATATCTTTCTTGCAACATTAAGATCGCTGCTAGGCCAAAAAATTGTTAAATATATTTCTCTTGGGATTTCTTTGTTGCATTTATCGCATTTTCTTGTCATTAGTCTTCCTTCTTGAGGCATTTAGGACAAACACAACTTTCTATTTTATCTTCCTCACAGCATGCACTGCCTTCAAAGTATAAATATTCATAGCATCTGTCGCATGCTATCAATGCTTTATAATTAGGTTCCTTTTTGTCATCGAATGGTGTGAGTATAGACTTTTGGTATATCCAATAATCTTCTGGATCTGGCGCATACCATTCGTGTCCATCATCATCCGGAATCAATAAACCATCCTTATAGTCTACAAATTCTAAGTATGTATAGTCATATTCTGGAGGAGTTAAGGGATCTGTATTGAGATGGCCACATATTAATAGGCGGCAATCACCTTCAGGCATCTTGTCTTTAAATTGTTTCCATTGCATTATTTATCCTTCTACAGTGTTGGGTGTTTAGGTATTTTGATCCAATGTGTTATATTATTTGTATCAACTCTGCAATCGCTAAATTGGTCTACTCTTGCCCAATCCCATGAATGATCGCCCCTATCTTGATAGAATTTTACTAATGCAGGATCTGCTTCCGACCATTTTGCAAGTGCTAATTCATATGGCTTAAAGCCAATACGAAACCATGTTGGAACAATACCATCTTCATCAGCTTGTATGTTTGTTGCTAATACTATGTAATCTGCATCATAGTCATCAGGCAATCTGTCTTTAACTGATATCCATTCCATTAATCATCCTTTTCAATTGCTGCAAGAATTGTTTTTATATATTCCATGCCATCTTCTTTGGTAAAGTCTACCATGCAACCCTCTTTGCATTTCGAAGCATCATTACTATGAACTTCAATAAAATGTTTCTCTAACCGTTCTAATTCACTCCAGGCAAACCATGCTGAATATGATATATTGTTATATAAATGTTATAAATATATATCCATATCGCCTAATATCAAGTACTATATTACTAGTATTGTCTGATTAAGCAGGCATTACATGTAACAGCCCCGCATGTGATAACGACATGTGGGTTTTTTATTATTGTTACCCATGGTATGCTCTTGAAAATTAAACCAGGAGATATCAATGGCAAGTCAAATATGTCCTATGTGTAAAAAGGAATTCACGCCGAAAGCAGGTAGTAGATCTTTTACTTATTGTAGTTCCCGTTGCCGGCATAGATATGATAAGCATCTTCATGAACTTGATCTGGAATATCGCAAAGAACTAGGCTTATCGCCTCGTTTGTCTATAGCTGCAAGCATCCGCCCTCGCGAAAAATAATCTTGAATACTAATGTTACCGGCCTTATTCTGCGGATAGTAGTATCTATCATCTATTTTCTATAAGGAGATATCTATGGCAGCAACGGTTATTGAAAACAACCTCAAGCATGTCCTATCCTGGATATTAGCCAAGCTGGAAGATCTTTGCAAAGAAGTTGTTTCTGAAGGTGAAGCCGTTTGGCCTACTTTGGAGCAACTCGTATCTTCTGGGCAACTAGGCAAAGACATCTTGGCTATATTAGCCACTTTGAAGCCTGTTATTACTTATGCTGAGACAGCATTTCCACAATATGCATCATTGATAAGCTGGTGCCAAGATATATTAACCGACATTGCCAACTTTGACACAGTCAACAAGACATGCACTTGCTCCGGTTGCAATCCAACTAACTAAGGAGTAGCTGATGCTGTTTCCCCAATTAGGTCCGCAATATTATGACGAACGCGACAAACCCATATTAGGCCGCATGGAAGCCTTTTATGCAGAAAGTATTACAATTAATCAATCTTTCTGGGGTGAGGCGGATACAGATCAGCGCTTTTACCTTGGCGATCAGTCGCTTTGGAACGATCTTTACGGCAACCTTCCTTCCAATAGGCGCCGCCAGTTCACCTTTAATCGCATTATGCGTATCATAAACGTGATTGAAGGCCATCAGCGCCGTAATCGTAAATCAACTGTATGCGTTGGTGTAGAGAATGCTGATGACGAGACTGCTGATCAATTTACAAAAATATTAATGCATATTGCCGATACAGAGCATGTGCTTGAAACAATATCTGATTCGTTCCATGGTGCTCTTATTTCTGGAATGAATCTATTACATGTATGGGTCGATTATCGCGAAGATCCTGTTTCGGGAACTATTAAGGTTGACAACTGCCCTCATAACTATTTCCTAATCGACCCATATTTCAAAAAGGCCGATCTCTCTGATTGTAATGCTCTTTGGAAGAGAACGTTCTTGACCAAACGAGAAGCAATCTCTCTTATGCCACAATATGCAGAAGAGATTCTAGGCCTTTATGGTGTAGATAATAGAGATGGAAAATTTCAATTTGCTGCAGAAGCCTATAACTATGGTCTTAAAAATTTACTAACATACGATGAATTCTGGTACCGTGATTACCGTAAACAACAGATGCTCGTTGATACGCAGACTGGTGAGACACAAGAATGGCGCGCCCAAGATGAAGACAAGCTTCGTTTATTCTTACAGACATATCCAACTGTAACAATGATCGAACAAGAAGTGCCGACAGTTCGTCTTTCGGTAGTTATTCAGGGCCGTGTATTTTATGACGGGCCAAATCCTACGGGCATAGATAATTACGGGTTTGTTCCGGTTTTTTCTTATTACGAACCACATTGTGAATACTTCCCATGGCGCATTCAGGGCGTTGTCAGAGGATTACGCGATGCACAATATTTATATAATCGTCGTCGTATTATTGAGCTTGATATTCTTGAATCCCAAGTTAATTCTGGATGGAAATATAAAGAGAATGCCCTCGTTAATCCGAAGGACATATTCTTATCTGGCCAAGGTCGCGGTATTGCTCTTAAAGAAGATGCACAAATGACCGATGCTGAACAAATAGTCGCACCGCAGATTCCGCCATCTATGATTCAGCTAAGTGAGCTACTGGCCAAGGAAATTTCAGAAGTATCAGGTGTAAATGAAGAACTACTCGGCAGCGCGTCTGACGACAAAGCAGGCATTCTAAGCATGCTCAGGCAAGGTGCCGGCCTTACTACCTTGCAGCGTCTTTTCGATCAGCTGGACAGGTCTCAAGAGCTGCTCGGCCGCCTTATGATCGATCTCATTCAAGCAAACTATACGCCGGGCAAAGTTGCCAAAATTCTTGAAGAAGGCAATCCAACTGCTCAGTTCTATAACAAAGCGTTCGGCAAATATAATGCGACTGTAGAAGAAGGACTCAATACAACTACGCAAAAGCAAATGCAGTTCGCTCAGATGTTAGAACTTAGACAAGCCGGAGTACCAATAGCTGATGACTTACTTATTGATGCCTCTACTTTGCAGAACAAGCAAAAGCTTATCGATTCGATTGTCCAATCTTCTAAGCAACAACAACAAATGCAAATGCAGCAAATGCAAGTGCAAATGGAAGAGATCCAAAGTCGCACTGAGCTGGCAAAAGCCAGAGCTACTGCTGATCAAGGCTTGGGCATGGAAAGAATGTCGCGCATAGCAGAAAATCAGGCCCTTGCTGAAGAACGCAAGCATGAATCCATGAAAGATGATGAGATAGCACTGCTCAATCTTGTTAAGGCTCTTAAAGAAATAGATACAATGGACTTGAGTCACATCGAGAAGCTTATTCAGCTATCGCAGTCTATTCAGCAAGAGCAGAGTAATCCTGAAGTTAAAGAACAACCAACCGCGAGGGCACAATGAACAGAATAGATTACCAAGCTCAATACTTGGGCAATATAAGAGACCAAGAGAGCAAGCGCTCTGAAGATAGAAGTAAAACTGTGGCATTTCACAGATTGCATGCGCGTCACGGCTTTGATCTTCCTGGCCAGAATCCACGAAGGCGTCATGAAATGGAAGATCAGGGTTATATAAGATAAGGAAATACAATGGCTATTAATAATGCTGTAAATGATATATATATTGCCCGCAATGGATTTTACGCAACTAATACAACTAGCCCAACAAATGTAACTGGGGATGGAACTCAGTATACGATTCCCTTTGATTTTATGGAATCGGGTTCTGGTTTTGATACAAGTACATATAGCTGGGTTCCTTCTGCAGTGGGAACATATTCAGTTGGAGTTTCTCTCTATACTTATGGATATGCGTCTACTAATACTGATTTTCTAGTTATTTTAGGAGGTTCAGATATTATTACCGAAATGAGCGCTACTAACATATATGACTCGTCTGGTGTCATCATGATGAGCGTGGTTGTGCCATTTCTTATCAATGCCATAGATCCTGGTAATCCTCCAAAGATATCTGTCCAGTTGCAAGTTTCCGGAACTAGCAAGAATATATCGCTCACTGAATATAAAAGTTCATTCTGGGCAAATCTATTATTTTGACTGTGGAACTATAATGATGGCTTTGATGAAGCCCGAAAAGGAGGAAATATCCTTGTAAATTTTAAATTGGCAGGCTAATTTTCAAGAACATACGATTTTTATCTCTAGACGGATTCCAGCGGAGTCCGTTTTATTTGTATCTCACAAAACAATAGCATTTCTCCTTCACTTGTAGTGAACTCATGGTAATACTTCCTGTAGTAGGAGGTTAAAACCTCTGCTACCCCATGCGGGCAAGCAGTTCTACGAAAGGCACACTATGCCAAGATATCATCACGAAGTTCATCACAGTAAATCTGAATCATCCATGAAAGATGGCGCTTATGCCGGTAAAAATGCGACAGAGCGTATGCAGCACCATGATGCATCTATGATTTCTGAAGATCACAATGCAATAGCTAACTTACCTCAACAGGTTATCATGAAAGACTGGGCTGATCATGAAGCTTACTTGCCTGATATCCTTGATGATACCATTGTAGGAATCAACAAGCAGATCAATTATGATGACAAGAAGCGTCAAGAGCACTTTGAACCTAAGAAGGTCTAATATGATCATACTGAAACCGACTCTGATGGGCGACGTAGGTATTGCAAAGACTGATACGACTAATGCATCAGATTCTGAAGTAGCGCGCGTCGTATTCTATCAAAATGTTGATCCACGTCGAAAACCTGAGTTAATGGATTCTGAATTGATTCGCGAAGATCATGCCAAGATAGCAAATCTTCCAGAAGAGTTCATTCATTCTTCAGGACTCTTTGATAAAGGATATTAATGCCAACGATGATAAGAGTACCGGGCAAGCCGCAGAAGATTGCTTACAAGATTCTCGGTGTACCGGCAAATATTGCATATAGACGTGATGCGATTGATAAGAAGATTAACAGGCGGTTAGTCTTTGAAGAATCGATACGCGTAAGATAATAACATTATGGGGAGCATATGCTCCCCATCTTAATAAGGTGACTAATGAAAGTTCCAGGAAAGTTCTGGGCTGAAGAGGCCAAAGAACCCGCTCATAAAGATATTAAGAAGGCTCTTGAAAAGAAAGCCGGCAAGAAGTCGTCATCTAAGACAAAGAAAGCTGCCAAGCATGCGAAAATCTTCAAAGGCAAAGCAGAAAAAAGCCCCAAGGTTAAATCATTCATTGAAAAGCGGATGCACGAGTTTAAAGAAGGCAAAATGCATTCGCGTGTTAAAAAAACTGGCCCGAAAGTTACTAACCCTAAACAGGCGATCGCGATAAGTCTGAATGAGGCTAGACAAAAAGGCGCCAAGATAAAGAAGCCCAAGAGATAATTTCCTTTCTCCACCACTTATTTCTAAGGATCCAGTACGATAGCATGCTGGATCCTTGATTTTTGACCAAAAACTATAGTAGAATTGGTGGAAATTTAGCCATTTAAGGAGAAGTATGAAGAAAAAAGAAACAAAGAAGCCCACAGTAGGCAAGATAGCAACTGATCTTCTGGCTAAGCCAGAGATCGGTCATACTGTTATAGATCAGATGCAAGAGAACCTCACTGATTATGATAAGAATATCTTTCTATGTGTAGAAAATGCCAAGAAAACATTCCCTGGTGATTTCTATGTTGTTGTAGAATGCAAAAAAGAAAGATTGCTTGAAAATGTACTGCGCAATTACTTTTTTGCGCGTCTTTCAGCTCCTACGCCTGGATGGGACCAAACAGTCTACAAGTACCACAGAAAACGCGATGCGCTTGAATTTCTGTGGGTAGTTCCTTCCAAGGATGCATGTGAATATATGACTATTAATAAGCAATATATACCAGAATCTGAGTATGAGTTGCTCAGATTTGTGCTATCATATAACGATGGCACGCTACTTAAGATAGCTAAAAAGTTGAATGGTGAAGCTGATGATAGTCCACTCATAGAAGGAAAAGTATGATTGACAATGAGCAAATCCCACAGAATGAAGAGAATTTTCAAGATGTTGGTATTGATGTAGTTTCTCAAGTTGAGCCAATTGTTTCTGATGCTCCTGTCCAGGAACCAGAGGTTGCGCAGGCTGCTCCCGTAGAACAAGAAACTCAAGGGCAAAAGAACTTTAAAGCGCTGCGCGAACAGGCCCTGCTTTTAAAGCAAGAGAAAGAAGAGATGGCGCGTCAGCTTGCGGCATATCAACAACAGATGCAGCCACAACAACAAGAATCGGTTGAGCAAGACGATAATCTTGCGCCCGATGCTCTTATAGAAAAAAGGCATTTATCGCGCTATGACAAGAAAATACAGAATCTTGAGGCGCAATTAAAACAGTATAAAGATCAGTCGGTAGCCACTTCAGCAGAGTTACAACTTAGAGCTAAATATTCTGACTTTGATA